GCTATACATTTCAATATATTTTTTGCGTCTGCCCTCTGGGATGGTTCCTCTCACAATAATATGGAGTCCTGTTTTGCTGGGGGAAAGTTCGGTATAACTCCAGAAGTCGGTGACGACTTCACTTGCTGCTGGGGTGAGCTGGTTATTTTGGAAACAATGATCAAGGTCAATGCCCGTAAACGGATCATCGTCACCAAACATAAAACCAATGCCATCAAACATTCCTGTTCGCAATGCAGTAAGGGCTTGCGCAAGGGTTCCCCAGGTACGAGGATCGTTTGACCTGGCCGGGCCATTGGTGACAGGATTGAACGGCATCTTTTTGCAATCTCCTGAAATCGTTACCCTTTTCCATGTCACAAAATGAGGGTAGGGTTGTAACTCCTGCAAGATGCCGGAAGCAAAACGCTCCTGCAAAACATCTGCGTAGTGGCCTGAATGGGTAATATATTTTCGCATTGCGCATCCTCCTGTATCGAATTTTTCTCATGTATAAAAATCAGCTAACAAAACTCTTGAATTCAGCTAACATTTTGAGTATCCTTTATTACAGAACAGGTATCTGTGTAGGGCATTGGGGGATTTGTGGAAGAGAGGAGTATCTGGCCCATGATATCGACAAACACTGCTTATCTGCTTCAACACGATGCCAATTCCTCCCCTCAACCTTCATATAGTCTTTGTGGAATTACGAAGCAAGCTTCTCACAAATGGATTGCATACGCATTATGGCTTCGTGGGTCTTCTGCGGTACTGTGTACACTTGGCAATCTGGTAGGTGCTACCCTTCCCGAGCACTATCTAGCCGACGGGGACAACGGGAATAGGGCAACGGCAAGTGAGATGAGCCTGCCCACCCTGCTAAAGTTCAAACGTCGCCAGCGCGTCATCAAATACATGCTGCGCTGCATTCTTGATCGCGTCATCGCGGAGGCCCGTAAAGCCGGTCGGCTTGGCCCGGACATTGATACGTCCTACGAGATCACCTTTCCTGAAATTGATAGCGGTGAGCACCACACCCTGGCTCAGGGCATGAGTTGGCTGGTGCCTGCTTTGCAAACTGCCAGACAACAGCGTTGGATCAGCGATGAGACGGCTATGCGCATCATGTTCGAGTATTGTGGTGAAGAAGTAGATATCCAGGAAGAATTGGCCAGAATCGCCAGGCAGAAATAAGAGGAGAAGCTATGCCGCTCGATGCCAATAAAATTGCCCACATCCAGGCCGTGATACCAAAAACCTTTGCCGCTCGCCAGAAAACCGTTGTGTTTGTCTATCAGACCGGTGGCAGCTATACCTATACACCCGTGCAAGTAATCTTTCGTCCACAAACGATTATCGATCCCGAAATTCCCGATGTCGTCGGTGCAGCCCCCAAACCAGCCTTCGATCTGCTGATGGTCGCGCCCATCACTACCAGCTTCAGTGGTGTTGTACTGATCGCCGATACCACGACAGCCAGTGCCAGCGCGGTAGCCGCCGCCCAGAAATATGCCGTGGTCGAAGCTCTTCCCGTTGGCATCGTTCCAGGCGGCACTCACTTCGTAGTGAAGCTCCGACGTTTCCGTTAGAGCGGGAAATGGAGGCGAGTATGCACTTTCCTAACAAACGAAGAAGGAAAATAAAGGAGACAAACCAATGCAAAATATCACACCACCTGCCCACCCATTACCACCAGGTGGGCGCATGCCCGATCTCAATCTGGCCGGTAGCGACGGCTTCAATGTTGCCAGCGGCCAGAGCATCCAGAGCCAGCCCGAGCCCGACAAGCTAGCACCTTATATGCCGGTATTGAGCGGCTCGCCAGATATGGGTGGCATCGATCCGGCCAGGCCTGTACCGCTCCTTAACCTGGCTGGCGTAGAAGGTGTACCGCCGCCGGCGCAACTGGCCCGATCTGCGGACAATAACGCTATACACTTGCCCGACTCTGACCGGCCCGATTTCACGCAGCCTGCACTCAAGTCGGCTGGTAGTGCCACACCCGGGATCAGTTTTGATCAGCAGGCCGAATTCTCCGCCGATCCCATTCTGCCCGATCTGACCGAATATCACCGCCCTTATGGTCTGGATATTCACAACCTTGATAGTAATGGTCAGGATCTTTTTCGCCCCGACCCGCTGCTTGCCGAGCTGCTCGATTATGAGGTACCGAGCGGAGCTACGGTCCGTCGCGATCCGCTAGCACCCGATCCACTTGTGCCCGATTTACAGCAGCCGCAAACAACGCCGGATGTCGAGATGCAGGAGCGGCCCGGCGACCTGGACCCGGATGCGCTGCAACAAATACATATCCAGCCGCTCTACCGGCAACTCGACGGCATTCCATATAACCAGGTCTTTATGGACCAGTCAGGTGTGAACTCAATGCAGCGTCGTCACAACGACTTGTTGATGGGTGGCCTGGACAGCATATAAATACTTGATCTCGTAGATGCGAAACCACCCCCGCAGGAACCAATAACGTAGATTAATAAATGAAATGCTAAATAATCCCGTTCCAGTCGTAGGGCCCGATTTATCGCGGCCACCGCCGATTGATCGGCAAAGGGCGACCATACCAGGAAGGTCTGAATTACATAGTTCTTCAGCATGATCATGTCCGGGGGACCGTTCTACAAGCTGCACAATGGCTACGATCAATCGGTCCCAGCGGAGGCCAGGTGAACCGAACAGAAAGGAGATGCTCAGCCATGCAGCAGATCGATGGCTACCAGCATACGGAGATACGCGAAGCTTGTCATCTCCATGAGCAGCAAGAACTCGATCAGGCGGGCCATGCTGTACGTGTGACCGTCATCAAAGGCGGGCGTTCGAGCAACGGCTATGTTTATGACGAGCAAGCGCTGCGTACCATCGCTCACATGATCGAGGGGGCGCACGCCTATGCCGATCATGGCGCGGACAACGAGGTACCGCGCTCGGTCAGGGACATTGTGGGCTTCTACAAGGACGCAGCGTATATACCACCCACGGCAGAAAGTCCCCACGGGCGTGTGGACGCCACTCTGCACATTATGGAAGCGGCAGACTGGCTGTGGTCGATCATCCACGAAGCCTGCCAGCTTGAGCGACCGGAATTAATCGGCCTCTCTATCGACATTTTCGGACAGTGGCAGTTAAATGAAGCAAACAGGGCTAAAGAGATTACCCGGGTGGTGGCTCTCAATTCCTGTGATGTCGTCACCAGACCGAGTGCGGGCGGCTCTTTTAAGCGCATACTGCATTTCAGAGCGCCTGACAGTTTGCATATGGAGACACTGCACACAGCACAAGGAGTAGCAACGATGCAAGAACTCAATCCCACGTCATTGCCGGAAGGCACTTCTACATCTGTACAGGAGGCCCAGGCTGCGGACCCCAATCACCAGATCATCGATCTGCAGCAGCTTCAGCAATTGCGCCTCCAGGTTGAGCAGCAGGTTGCGGACATACGTTTGCAGCGCGCGCAGTTGACGCTGGAACGCCGACTGCAGGAGAGCATCCTGCCCCAGGCGGTCAAGGACCATATCCGGCTACACTACAGCGGGCGTGTCTTCGAAGAGGCCGATCTGGAGCGGGACATCGCTTCCTCGCTCGACATGATGGCCCGGCTTGCCAGGGACGGTATTGTACGTGGGCATAGCTACGAGAAAGCCGACATCTCCATGCAAGTTACCGAGGCCGAGAAGATCCAGGCCGCCTTTGATCGCATGTTTGACCTGGACATCGACACGTGCAGGCTGGGCAACATTCGCGGCTTCACCTCCATCCGCGAAGCCTACGCGCGCGTCACCGGCGATGCGTCCCTGCTCGGCGGCATTGCCGGACATTCTCTCCTGGGCGACATTCGCGTCTCCGAGAGCGCTCCCATTGCTCGCATCACCGAAGCCGACACCACCACGGCCAGTTTCTCCTACCTGCTTGGCACCAGCATGAACAAACGCCTGCTCAAAGATTACCAGGCCTGGCCCGCCGAATGGCAAAAATTCGTCACCATCGCCCCGACCAGAGTATCTTTTTTGAACCCCATTCGGGTGTATATTGTACTCCCATTCTTTGCATAAAACGGAAGTCTCGCATGGATACTTCCCGATGCAACGGCGTATTATTGGGGATACTCCGCTTTGGTAGCTGTAAAGCACTGGTTGCTTGATAGTAAATCGCTCGGTAGTTTCTACGGGGCAATAGTTCTAATAACGTCTTTCTATCTGCTGTAGCAAAGTGTTCTTTTAGGATGTCGTTTTCTGCCTCTGTCCAATTGGGGGAAGAACCATTTGACCGCCAAATGAGGGCGGTGTCTTTTCCCCAAGTGGGATTTTTCCACAGAATGCTGACTGCAAACCAGTGTGTTGCAATGGCTCGTAGTTTGACTTCTTGGATAAAAGCAACTATGAGCCGCTTTTTATCCTCCATTGGCAAATCAGGCCAATACGTGGGTAGTTCTGCTATTAATTCGTGATATTCAAGTAGTTGTGCGCTTCCGTCTGCTGCTTGTACCCGCTTTAATTCTTGCTGTACTTCCTCATGTGTTTTCTTGGCTAATGCAAGCTGCCTACTAAACCGTCTCCTACTTTCAAAGTCTAAATCCTCTGGCGGTAGCTTTAGGGTTTCTTCAAGTCCTGCAATCTCTTTTTCCGCTTCTCTGAGTTGCCGCTTCAGGACTACGGATGATTGCTCAATCCGTTTTTTCGCTTCTTCGGCATAGGAACGATACTCCGTAAATTGCGTTTCTTCTGCTAAATGCTCAAGGAGCTTTTCAGTTACCAGGGCGTCAAGTTCATGGACTGGATAGGCACTATTGTATATCACACCATACCGTTTATCCCGTAGGGTTGTGCCATAATAGTTGACACCTCGCTGATTGCCGATAATGTATACTGAGCTTTGCTTTCCAGTGATAACATCGGGTAACAAGGCTGCATTCATTGGTGTTACCTCTCTGGCGTGGCGTGAACCATGTTTTTTCTCAGGATTGGGATTGCCATTAAGCAGCGTTCTATTCAGTCGGCGAAATGCATAATCAAAATCATCTCGTGCAACAATGGCAGAATGGTTTTGTTCGTGAATAACAACACTGTGGTATACCCAACAACCAATATAGACAGGATTGGTAAGAATAGAAATGATGCCTTGCTTCGTGGGACGGTATCCGCCTTCTACTTTCAGAGAACCGTACTTTTTGATACTTCGTTCATCAACAATGTCTTTATCACAGGGAGGAAATACAACCTCCATTGTACGGATTTCACGGCACAACTTTGAGAGACTCCCGCCTAGTTCCCGAAAACGGCGAAAGATAAAGCGGATAACTTTTGCATGTGGCTCATACGGAATATACTTTTTATATGTCGGGTTGGGGATTTCTTTGCCGTCCTCAATAATGGTTTTGCGGTAGTCCACCATGTACCCTATTGGTAAACCTCGTCCGTCATATTCACCCCGTTTGCTCACATGCTCTTTCAGTGCTGCCATCCGTTTATTGTATTCATCGTCAAAGGCTGCGGCGTGTTCACAATACAGGTAGAATAAATCACGGTCTCCTTTATTTTTGAAGTTGTAGCCAAAGGGCATATGATTAGTAAAGACAATCACATTATGCTCCCGACATGCTTCAATAAAGGTTGCAACCTGGATACGGGTTTCGTCTCGGAACAACCTATCCTCATAGGTAGCGAATACCGCTCCTACTTCGTTAGCTTCAATCATTTCCATCGTTTCTTTTAAACAGCGTCTCTGGTCAATGCGAAGTTTACCAGATATACCTCTGATTTTTCCGTCTTTATCGACGTTTTCAACCAGGAGAATAATATTTTCCTCGTTCCATCCTCGCTGCAATGCCAACTTGACTAAGCCTTTTGTCTGTGCAATACCTGACTCTTTGTACTCAATCACTTGTTTTTTATTGGACTGGCGGCCATAGGCAACCGCTTTTTTATCCGTTCTATAGACTGGCTGGTGATAATCTCCAAATGAGGGCTTCTTTTCTTCCTGGTCTTCAACAGGTTTAAAATTTCTCATGCTGCGCTTCTCCTTGTGCGTAAACCTGGGTAGTCTGTTTTTGTTTCAATTCGTGGATGCGTTCTGCAATTAGGGCAAGTGCAAGGCACATCTGTTCATAATCAAACGGGGACAAAACGTCAGTAGGTGATTCTGGTGACAACGTTTGCAGGGAAGTACGCATCATGGGGGAAGCGCAAGGGGTATTTGTTGGCATAAGTGGCGACTCACTTTCTGCATCTGGTGAGTCGCACATAGAAATACTAGCTCATAGTGTGGTACACTATGGCTAATCGCTCCGTGGCGACTCACGGACGGGAGGGTATATTCTCTGTTGGTAGCAGGAATATACCCGCATCTATTTTTTTGCTCTACCTCTAAGTATACCCGCAAAACTGACATTTTACTATCCTTTCGGATTGCTAACGCAACAAAAACCAGCCTTGAAGAAAAGGGCAAACCCTGCCATTTTTCAAGAGGCACTAAGTCTAAAATTGCTCTTGTGCGGAAGTGGTGAGGCTGTGTCTAGGTGGAGATTGGACTAAAGCGATAGCGGTTGTCCAATACTACCTAGACGCAGGCTTACCACTGGAGCATACTCGTTCTACCTTAGTGCCTCTTCAAATTGCGTTTACGCCTCTTGTTGGGAGGTTATTGCTTCAACTGCTCTTGGTAAGTCATAGGTACTTGATAGCAATTAAACTGCTTCGTGGCCTCTCGCATATCTGGGCGTAGAATTGTTGGCTGTCCTGAGAGATTTAATGGTGTCTCTTCGTGGTGATTAAATCGGTAAATGCGAAGGTTTTGCTCAGTGATAACCCCACGAAGAAGTACCGCAACTGTTACGATAGCGAGAGCAAGTAGTGAGAGACCTACGAATACCCGATAATCCCACAGGCAGGCCATGAGGATAAAGAACAACAATACACTACATGGCATTCCTATCATCCAGGCGATTGCTTTACTTGTTGGTTTCATGATGGTTGCTCCGTAGAGAATCCGTCTCCGGTGTTATACAAAACACCAGGCAACGCAAAACCTTCTACCTGCACAGCCAAATCAGGGTATCCTGGTTTCCCATGAGCATTGATATATGCAAGGTGAAGGGTAACGATACGAGGTTGATATGCTCCATCAGACGACATACGAAGGGCATATGATTTTGCTTGTTCGGGGTGGTTTTGCGGAAATTCAATAACAACTGCCTGATTGTTCCAATACTCCGCAATGAAATGACTTGTCCCATTGTGGCCGACGTTTAAATCAAAGTGGGTTATTTTTGCTTGGCCGTAGTCCCATCTGGTAGTTGTGTAAACATAGGCAGGATAGATGTATGCCACCATAACGATATAGAGTATCGTCATGACGAGCATACCAAAACCCAGATACTTACCATTTTGCTTGAACCAAGACGGACGTTTTAAATCCTCTGTTACTTTCTCCTTTACAGGGGGCTTTTGTATCTGCGTCGTGACTTCTGATACCCTCTTGTCTCTTCGGTGTGCGCGTAGCGGAGGAGTAGATTGCTGGATGACTGTTTTTTGTTGGTGAATAGGTTGCTGTGTAACAGTCTGCTCACTTAGCTTTTCATACTCCTCCCTGCTCATCTCATTCCCCTGCTCGTCAAGGTACAATTCCTCTGGGATTGCCATAATTACCACCCTCCTATCGTCTTACCCCGATAAATGCGGTTTGCATCCTCGTCAGAAACTTCGCCAAGTTGTCGAGCTTGTTCTAATTCCGCTATAGACTCCTTGTTTTCGTGGCATTCGTGACTCATCTTGCCACAAAAGCCGCTATTGTTGTGTTCAGGTTCATCCTCATACGGAATAGCGGGAACAGTGTCAGGAGGAAAGTTGTCAAACGGCGGTTGATCATAGTGACTTGCGCTCACTGTCCTATCCTTTCTTGACAGGAACAGGCAGAGGTGTATTACTACACCATGAGCCTTATAACATAGGTTCAAGAGCGGGGCAATGCTGAGAGCGACCAAACTTGCAGCATTGTCCCTTTTCTGTCCGTAGTTCCGGCCACTGTTAGGGTAACTACGGACATTAGAAAGTATATCCGATTTTTTACCGAAATGACAAGCTTTTTTCGGGTATGTTTGGGAATCTGTTGACGATTTAGGGAATGTAAGCCTATAATAGTGAAAACTTGAGCGTGAGGTGTCCTGTTGGCGAAAAAGTGGCTTTCTGTTGCCGAGGTAGCAGATGAACTTGGATTGAGTACCGATACAATCTACAATTGGCTAAATAGAAAAAAGAATCCTCTACCAGGCGTGAAAACAGGCCGTGATTGGCGTATAAAACGAGAAGATTTAGATAAGTTCCTCGACCAAATGAAAAATGTTCGTGACGAGGATGAGGGGCAATAGCTCTTTATCCTCATTTTTTTATATCTCTCCTCTTTCCTGAGCCTGTGAAAGTCTACCGCTCCGCCTCACTCCCGCAAGGTAGTATTTTCTTGTTCCCCACTCTTCCCCGCCTCACCTCTAACAAGAAAATCTCCACCCTGCGTCCGTTCGTTGTCGCTGGTACTGTTTTTCTTGGCTCAGCGAAAGCGAAAAAACAGCAGGGCTTTTGCTGTTTTTGCCTATCAGGTTGTACAATAATGAGCATATATTCTTCATTCAACGAATAATTGCATCTTTTATTGGTGAATAAATAGACTGTACAAATTTCTGCACATGTGCTTCCTCACGAGAAAGGATGGTTTAGCCAATGGAGGCAGAAGCAATTAAGCAAGAACTTATCAAGGAAGCTGAACAGTATAAAGGGAAAGTCCTTGACTTCGATAAAAATAAATCTCTCTTGGCGCTTCGTGCAATGAAATGGGCAGATTATCTAGTAGAACAGTTTACTGACCGCGATTGGAGTCAAGTACTGAGCGTATGTTCGGCGAGGGGAGGTACGGCACTACTCGATGATGAGACTAGACAGTTGTATGATAGTCTTAGACGGTTGGATATGAGATATTTGGCAGAGGGAAAGACTCATTATAAGCTATTTTTGCAAGAACGGTTTTTGCTGATGACAAATAAGCCATACGCGCACGAGGCTCTTTTTATTGAGACAGCTATAGCACAGTATATACTGAGAGCCAGTGAGCATGGCTACATCTCTGGAGGCGTCTTAACTGAGAAAGCAAAGCAGTTGCTTTCTTTCCCAGATGAAAAAGAACTTTTCTGTATTCACCCTGATATGAGCAGTATTCGGGCAATTGCCAAGAAGGATACAGAATTGTTCCCCGACCCTGAGCCACTCCGCTCAGAACTTGCAGGTGCTATTATTAGCTTTACCAGTTGGGAAGCTGTACTTGTGGTGTATATGGATAGCAGCCATAAAGGTCACTATCTTTTTTTGTCATGTGAAGATTCTATGATTAATAGTCTTCTTTGGGACACAGAACTAGGGAGGGCTGAAATTATTGAGCGTACTAGTGGCAATGAGCGTACTAGTGGCAATGAGCGTACTAGTGGCAATGAGCGTATTTGTGCCGCAATCTTTCGCATTCCACTTGTTACTAATGAGCATAGGGCATTCAACCTTGTTGTAACGCGGATAGATTGTACTTTTAGATATTCTCATTGCAATCCTTCATATTCAGAGATTGTTACCCTTTTCAGAGGCAATGCGATTGAACGAGACTTGCGGGGAAGGACATTCTAACAGTGGATGAAGTATCAAAATTGCCGTTTAAAGTAACTCCCGCAATTAAAGGGACACCTCTTGCACACACGGTGATTTAACTAATTCGGTGATTCGCATTCTCAAGGAATTGTTCTTTCTCATATTGAACGTTTGTTCAGTTCGTGCTAGTATAAAAGTATGGATTGTCCATCTGTCCCCTACTACTTCCAGCCGCAACTATTTCCCCGTCTGAGACAGCCCACAACAAAGAAAAAGACGAGGTACACGCTTAATCCTGCTGATAGAAAAATCTTTGAGGCGCTGTATAAATTGGGCTATATGTCTGCTGACCAGATGAGGCGGTATTTAGGGCAAAGCATCAATTCTTTGCCGAAACTGAGGCAACGGCTTGTTATTCTTTCAGGTGAGAGTAAAACAGTTCTCTCTGATACCTACCTCAACCGATTCTATCAGCCACGGGAAACACCGTTTGAAAATCTCCCGTTTCTTTATTCAATGGGGACTCGTGCGCTAGCAGAGTTAGCAAACCGTGAATATGATACGAAACCGCATAGACGTTTTCAGTACCTCAAAAAAGTACCTGGTGACTATGAACATCACTTAGCGATTAACGAGCTGCTTATTGCTGCGTTGTGTTTTCCTGGTGTTGTACCAACAGTCGAACTATTTGATTTCCAGCATGATTTTATGCTCAAGCGTCACCCTGAAATGTTTCAAGTCTCTGTCTCGAAAGGCACTGGTTCCCGTCTGGAAGAGGTGAAAGATTTTAGCCCTGACGCAATCGTAGATTTTCGTATCCTTCGACCAGGCCAAAAACCTATCCCCCGAAAACTGATTATTGAAGTAGAGATGAAATCACATGAAGCTGTTGCCTTTAAGAAAAAGATAGCCTGTTATCAAGATTTCTTTGCTTCTGGCATGTACAAAAAACATTTTGATAACGTCAACAATGTTTCGGTCTTGTTTATCACTCCAAAGGGAGAAGGGAGGCGGGATTTAATGCGACAGTGGACACAACAACAATACGAAAAACCAGTATATACACCGCTCCACGAAAGAGAAGAGGATGTCAAGAAATTTCTCTTTGCTGCCATGCCTTCGGGTGCGCTTGACTCTCTTAAAACCTTTGTCCAACCGCTTTGTTTTTCTGTCTTTCCAAAGAACGCACGTCCTGAGCCAGTGATACAGTTACCCACAAAAGAGACCATAGTGAAATGATTAATACATGCCTGAGAACTACAATTTCTCTGATGCATTATATTTGTTGCAGCTCTATCAGAAGTGGAATATAATATTTGATTTTTACCCTATATTCTCCTTTTGTTTATTTTACCTATATGTGACCGAAAACTAGTTTTTATGTGAAGTAGGAAAGACATTCATACCCGATTGTTTAAAGAGGTTTGTTACTCTCTGTTCAATTGCTGTTCGGTTTCTGGTGGGGGTGGTGGCATCTCTAAACAGTTTGCCTGTGTCCTCAGCCAATTCGCTGCTTTCCGTCTTTCCTGGGCGATACTAGCCTCTGTTTTCCGTACCAGTGCTTCATTCCGTTCTCTGGCTGCTGGATGACGAAAGGAGTCCATTTTTGCATCTCTCTTCAATTGTTCTATTGTCTGTTCTGTTCTCTCGGCGTTGCCTCGATGAAACTTATACTGTTCTTCGCAATAATCAGCTTTTTCATACTGGTAACGACCATCAAGTATTTTCTTGTACTTGAGATATTCAATAGCGGCCTCTTCACGTCCGCCTAACTCTGGAATAACTGTATCAATGGCATGTTGAGCGTTAAAATGAAAATAGTCAACAGCAGCAGTAAGGTATGTATCAAGCTGCTCAGTACTTGTATTAATGCCCTCAGCAATATCTTCTCCGGCCTGGCTCCATACTTCGACAAGCCGTTGACTTTCCTGGGTATCCCTCTCAAATTGCTCTTCCTCGTTATGGTGACTCCCCCTTTCAAGCATATATGCCGTTTGTAGCAGAGGGCGATTGAAAATGCAACGAATATTTTGTCAGTCACTCATCTTTTGAGATAGAATGAAGCAATTTCTAGAACCAGGGAGTAAAGGCTAAGCAATGAAGCTAGGGGAAAACTTAGATAGTGCTGGCGGGTATGTCCAAGTCAGTCAAGAAGATTTATGCTCAGGTGTGTATATTATCGGGCGAGCTGGGCGGGGAAAATCGGCCTTGCTTGAGTACTGCATTTATCAGCAAATAAACAATGGCAGAAGCGTGATTGTGCTGGATGGACATGGTGATTTAGTCGAAAAAGTTATTGCTGGGATGTCAGAAAACAGAATTAAGGATAAAACCTACCTGCTGGATTTATCGGATAGGGACTGGCCGTTTTCTTTAAACATTTTTGCTTGTGACAATGTAGATGATGAGATACAACGGGACTCTACCAGAAACCAGGTCTTGCACGCCTTTGACAAGCTCTTTCCTGGGACAGAAGAACAACAGTACTTTGGTGATGTGCTGGAAGCGGTGATTGCTACCCTCATCTATAACCCAACGCTCACCGTTGCCCATATTCCCCGCCTATTGGCTGATGCTTCATTTCGTCAGCCATATGTGAAACAAGTAAAAGATTTCGTGACCCTGCTCTATTGGGATGAATATGCACGACTCCCTGAAAGTGAACAGCGTAAACGGACAGAAGCATTGTTACGAAGATTGCGAAGGAAAATTTTTACTGAGTCGGTTGTGACCAACATGATTTGTCAACCAGGAGCAAAAATTAACTTCCGACAGTTTATTGACGAAGGAAAAATCTTACTGGTGAAGCTGCTGACAGAGATTGAACAATATAGAAAAAGTGCGCCTATCATTGGTACGCTCGTGATGGCAATGATTTACGCTGCCGTGTTTAGCTATGGGGAGACGGATAAGCGACCAGGAGTCAGTATTTTTGCTGATGAGTTTCAATACTTCGCTACAGATGAGCAAGTCAAGCTCTTTACAGGTGCAAGAAAATACCTGGCAAAAACTTTTCTGGCACATCAGTATCAAAAACAGCTTGATGAGGTGGGTTTACCGCAAAGTAGCAAAGATGGCTTACTCTCTGCAAATACCATCATTGCCTTTAGTACCACACCAGAGGATAGTAAAACGGTAGCACGAGGATTTTCAGGACTCAGACGACGACCTACGAATATAGCTGTGAACCCTCTTGAACGGCTTGATAGCCATGAAAGTCCTTTTATTAAAGACTTCTATCTTCGGTATGTGCTCCCTCTGGAAATAGGGGCAAAGCTGCGGATAACCACAGCAAAAGATACATACGGAAGTGAAAAAGAAACATTGCCTACCTTTGATTTCGGCTTTGGACAGACGGTTTCGTTTCGTCCAGAACAGCTACAAGCCTTGCGAAGACAATTTAATAACCTACTCTACTATACGCAGGTAAACGAAAGCATTGACGAGTTAGCCTTACATACCTTTATTTATGAAACCTACCGTCCGTTTGTTGGCTCGTTGCCCTTTGACATGGTTCCTGATGAAGAAGGAAGACAAAAACGCCAAACTTTACAAGAAGAGATAGACAAAATAAAGTACACGCTTAAATTTATCCATAACCTTATCGAGGATTTCGGAGTAAAAAAGGAAGCAGTGCAAAAAGATGTAGGAGCTATTATATATGAGGCGGAAGGCAATTATCGCAAGTGGAGAATATCTAGAGCAGACCTGGATTGGAGTGAGCAGGAAACAAAGTATCACCTGGGAAGAGTGCATAGCATTTACAGCCTGCAGCGTTATGATGATAAAACCATCTGGCTAATAAATAACATTGAAGGAGACACCGTAAAGCTCCGGGGGGTAGACGTTACTAAGCAATACAACGCCTTCTTCCAGGCTTGTGAAGTGATTGAATCTGCATATGAAAGCAGAAAAGTACAGGATGAGAAGTTGCAGGAACTTGAGAGGCAACTAAATGCTACGCCTACCATGAAAAGAGTAGAGCGGACAGACATCCTTGAACAATTTCAAACTACTGTCCGTACTGTGCTTGAAACGCTCATTGCTGAACCTATCGCCTTAGATAAGGCTGAGTTATCTACCTCAGATATTGGAGACCTCTTACTACAACTGGAAAAACGTCATGCGTATGTAAAAGTTGGTTCCCAAGTGTTCCGCATGAAAACGCTTGACCTGAAACGGGAAAAAGAACCACCCTCCCCCGATGTGGTAAAGCGGCGAAGAAATACGATTGTTGAGCAAACACGAAAAGCATTTTGTCGTCCTCGTGTTGAAGTCGAGCGGGCAATACAATCTATACTTGCTCCGCAGTCTCAAGAGCCTCCACAAGCAACAGGCACACCACAAAATGAAAGTGGCGGTGCTGCTGAGGCTTGGCAGCCCTACGAAGAATTATAGTCCCCTATCTACTTCCAAAGAGGTGATGCTTGAAGCAATCCGCAACCACAAAGGGAACAGCCTTTCAAGTAACAGGTGTTCATGACCGCATCCTCAAAGAAGCATTTTATCGCTTTCACTTCTTGACGGCTCCGCAAGTGACCAGGCTCCTCTATAGCATGGGAACGATAAAAACCGTTCAAGCACATCTTAAAAAGCTATCTGATGCTTCGTATCTTCATAGCTTTCACCTACCAACTCCGCAGGGACAGCGACCCTTTGTTTACTGTCTGGGACGGAAAGGGAAAAAGTACCTGGAACAGGTTGGGCTAGAGACTGCCGTGTACTATCTGCCAAGTGAACAGGAACAAAAGAGCTACGGATTTTTGATGCACGTACTAGAGCTAAATGATTTCTTAATAACTGCCGCTATTCTCAATAAAAGCGTCCCTTCCCTGAGTCTCTTTGACTTACAGCATGATTTACTTCTCAAGCGTTCGCCTCTAGTGGTGACTCAGGAGAAGGGAAAACAAAAAGACTTAATTCCTGATGGCTGGCTGGAAGTGAGACAAAAACGGGACAATGGACGGGAACGAAGATATTGTTTTTGGGTAGAGCTGGATAGAGGCAGTCACAACAACCAAGACTTTCGAGAAAAACTAGCTGATACGCTGCGGTGTATCGAGCAAGGGGGACATACAAAACGTTTCGGCGTGCAAGCTGTGGTTGTCTGCTTTGTAACAACGGCGGGGACAACACGGCTTGATAAAATGCGGCAACTAGCACGCTTAGAGCTGGGGAGTGTCCCTCCTGAATCAGCGAAAAACCGTCTCCTTACATTTGGCACACTTCCACCCTACGGGCAACCCTGGCTTGATGCAGAAAAAGTATTTTGTCAGCCGATGTGGTACAGTCCCTATGGAGATGAAGCACGCTCATTGATAGAGCCGTGAGAGAGAATTATATAAAGCATCTCCGCTTTTCTGGTCAGTCAGAAAAGCTAGGCAAAAGAACTGATGCTGACGCATCCGAAAGAAATACGGTTTGTATGGATACATGAAACAAATATATTTCTTCTGGTAGAGTACTACTCCCCCGCTCCCCCTCTATATCTCCCCCTGCTTCTGCGCTTCTCGTTTAACTCTGCGATGCTCGAAGCAGGGAACCCCCGCACGTAAAATTTTTCTATTCCTGTGTGATTTTTCTCTGTGATTTCATTCTGTTTGTGCTTCGTCACATGAGACAAGAAGCGAGCTTGTTTACTATGGGATTCAACTATTTCACAGGGAGATGGTATGCCGCATCACAGGATTATCTATCTTGTTCTGCTTCCTGTTCTTCGTCCTGTGCTGCATCCTGTTGACAGGAAGCTATCAAATTGTTAAAAGTAACGTACCTACTCCCGCCTACAAGCTGGAACTTGTAAGCGGTTGGTAGATAAGCTACCGTTCAACGATATACGCCCGAAACTTCTCGGATTTGAAGCGGGGGTTATCTCGTTTGAGCATGACCATAAAATCTTCAATCAGGTCAACTATAGAGCATTTGTTACCCTGTAGCTCTTGCTGATGCCTGTAGCGAAGAATCTCGGCAATACTGCGGTAGTCTTTGCGAGACATAATATATCACCTACCTTTCCAGGGATAGCTTCCCTATTCCTGCTCACAAGCTGCGAACTTGTGAACAGTCGATAGACAAGCTACCTTCGTTTAGAGCCGAAAAATAATAGGCAGAGTTGACGACCTAATTCTTTTATCCAGCCGTTACGCTCTTTCTTTTCTCGTTTCGCTTCTACTGACTCAGCAATCGTGTAAATATGTTGTCTTCCATCTCGTATCACTTCATTCAGTGTGCGAAATGCTTCATCTCGGCTCTTCGCACGTATTTGTAGGTACGTGTGATAAGAAATATCATTTGCTCTCACCTCCCCTCTTTATTTGTTAAAGTTCATTTATGTTTACTGTATGTATAAATACATTATATATATGTATAGTATCCATGTCAATACAGTAACTTTTCTATAGGAATTTGCCACCTTGCAGACTTAAATACTTATTGACGCATACTACATTTATTAGTACAATACTTGCATATGGTGTATTTCAAACTAAAAGAGTTACTTACTCAACAAAATATATCTACCTATCGCCTCTCGAAACTTACGGGAATATCTGAACATAATCTTGCTCGGATTCGGGAAAACCAAATCACACAGATTGAGCTTGCAACACTGGAAAAGATATATAAAGCTCTTGAGCTGAACAGTATTGACGAACTGATTGAGTACATCCCCGATGAGGAACCAGACGAACCAGCAAAATAAACCTCATTTCTTCGCCACGTAGCCCGCTTTCAGACCACTGAGAAACAAGAAACGATACTTTATTCGTCTTTGAAAAAATCGCTCGTCCTGGCGTTTCCTGTGCCACTCTGGTGCTGCTCGTGTGTATGGTATACTAAGACACTTCCCCTATGGCAGAGCGTGACCAGCCCGACAAACAGCACGAGGTACAACAACAACAAGACCACCCCTTTACCTGGCATCGTGGCGAAAACTTTAAAGCTGTCTTTCGGGAAGAAGAACGGGACGGAGAAACACATTTTATCGTTGGGGTGTATTCGGAGCAAGAAAAAGAAATAGTTGTTTTTGATTTCAATGGCGGAGTCAGCCACTACACAACAGGTTTCTTGTCTGCTGAACAGATTGCACACACTGAACTTGCACCGCTCACCGCTTCCCCACAAGAGCCACAACCACAAAGACAGCCTCCACAAGAAACAGAGCATAAACCTGTCAAGCTGACAGGGAAAATAACCAGCGTGGGACAATTGCATGAGTCGAAGAAAAAGAAGCAACCCATGTTCTTATTTACATTTCATGATGAAACAAACAACAAAGAGCGGCGGGCAGTGGCTTTTGACTCCATAGCGCAAAGGTTGGCAGCTCCTGAGACAGATTTACAGCCTGGGGAAGAAATAACCCTCTTTGCCTGGAAGCATGAAAATACGCTGCACGTCAACAACCAACCAACAAAAATTGAAGATTGGTATGTCCAACGGGCAATTTACAAAGGGGCAGTGTATGAAAAGCCACGCACGAAACAACAACGCAGGGATACCAGGCGATAGCCTCTACTTTCAAAAATTTCAGAAGGGTTCAAGGGAAGATGAAATTTTTGACTCATTGTGCGGACGAGCAGGAAAGATACACGCTGCCCGATTGGGGATGAGTTGGCGGGGAAAAATGATTTTGTGTGGTGTATTGCGAGCGGGAGGGGGTCAGGGAAAAATGAGGCAGCATTTTAGTGAAGCGTTCCCTGACCCCCTCCCGCTCCTCTCTCGTCCGCCTCTCTGCGTTAGCACTCTCTTCCCTTGCTCTTTCGAGTCGGACATGTGTTCGATATAGTTTCCGCTACGAGCTTATATGCTGGGTGTATAGCCAAACAGATATACTCTTTTTATCTCACGTTGGTAGGAAGTACCCGATATGCTTTTTAGCACAATTGTTAGTAGTTTGCTTTTCATTGAAAGATAATTCGCGTTCTGATATAGTTTGATATGGATTTGCCGACTGTTCTGATTTTTTGCACGTTAAAACTGGGTTCCCCCTTAACAACCCCCTCCTCTTGTTGTCTTATGGCAATGGCTTTCTTCCCGTAGCGTTCCGCTACCGAAAAAAATCTATTAAAAAAACAATGCTGGCAAGTGCCTAACGTAGCGTAACTCAGGTTAGTACTATTTCAGATGTCCCCTATCCAGCGCTTCATGCGGGCTAGCTGTGCAATACGCACTACCGCTAGCTTCTACATGGGAAAATATGGAGGGAGGTACATGGAGCTGATTCTTTGCTTTGTAGTTTGATATGGTTAGGCAGTACATAACCCTATGTAAGCAGAAGTAAAGAAACACGGTCAACCTTTTTGTAGACAAGTGGACAAACATGTTTGTGGGTTTCTCCACTTGTGGGTAAAACCACAAAACTACTTTCAGGTTTACCCACTTGTAGCTTTGTGTACTTGTACACTTGCGGGTTTAACTGTTTGCTTACTTGTGGTTTTGTATACAAGTAGTTTTGTGTACTTGTGGGTAAAACCACAAAACTACTTGTCTGTTCTCTCGTGTATGGGTTTTAAACTTACTATCTGGTAGCGGAACTACTTATTTCTCTCGAAGTATTCTGTAAGAGCTTTTTCTACAACTTCATAATCTTTAATATCTTGTTGTACTGCGAACATCTTAATTCTCTTTACCATATCTGGATGAAGATGAGTAGTATATTTCTGAGGTTTCTCATTGATAGGGTGGGGGAGTACGCCACTTGTAGTTTTACCCACAAAACCGTTTGTGGGTTTGTGTACTTGTACACTTGTGGGTTTGGCTGTTTGCTTCTTTTCGCGCTGTGGAGCATTTTCAGCGTATATCTCTTTTGTAGTAGAGGAGGGCAAGACTGTTGGAGAAACAGGCTGTTTTGTTTTTTTCTCTAATTGCATCAGTTCGCTATAGTCTGCCATATTATTTTTCTAAATCAAGCTGTTTCGCTGCATAGGTAACTTGCTCAATTCCTGCCTGTGAAAGCTGTCGAAGGTATATATGTCGGAGGATTTCATCAGAGAGCTTGATTGCATCACGTGGTAAACCTTTTGAATAGGCGAATATTTCTGTAAATGCGTCCTGGGTGAAGGGAATAGTTGATTTATTACCAGATGCGACACTCCAGCGGAATCGAAGCATCCCTTCTAGGTCAACGGGTGACATCGGATTTATAGCAATTGGTATCATACGTGATGCAAGCTCTTTGTAGCGTTTTACCTTGTCTGATAACTCTTCCTGTCCAGTAAGGACAACTTGTAACAACTTCACATCTGAGGTTTCAAAGTTCAAAAGGTAGTGAATGAGTCGGAGAATGTCACGAGTCATGTTTTGCGCCTCATCGACAAATAGAGTCGGTACTTTTTGAGCCTTGTACTGGTCAACAAGGAATTTTTCAAACAGTTTTAACGAGCGCTCATATGCTCGGTCTGTTGGGACGTTAAACGCATCCATAATTGCACGAAGAAATGAATTAGCTGCCTTGATATTTGGAGCGATAACCAGGCGTAGCGTATAGGTTTCATCCTCACTTAGCTCCTCGTACAACCGTCTTAAAATGCTCGTCTTTCCTGAGCCAATAGCGCCGTACATATAGAGTGGGGCTGTCCGATGTCGTGTCATAAATTCGACTTTAGCAGTGGCTTCTTTTACTTGCTCATTAAGGTATAGAAAGCGGGGGCTAGGGGAGAGCCTGAATGGTTCTTCATCAAGGTGAAAATAGTTAAGTAAGTCCATGTAACATCTACTATATTGGTATTTGAGTTAAGTTGTCAAGTAGTATATGTTAATTTAGAGAAGTAGGGTATTGACAAACTTATTATTTAACAATTTGCATAAGAGTACAAAGCACATGATTTTGAAAGTGAACATACCTGTAGGCAGGGGAAGATAAGGCAATACCAAACAAGCAGAGAGAACGCTGGTTGTACTTACTCCATGCCTACAGGCATGATGTCGTAAGTGATAGAGTTAGGCACTTCCACTAACTCGCTCCTGAGAGAGCTTTTGCTGTCGCTCTTAGGGGAAAGTATAACAGTGATAACGCTCACATGGTCAAGATGTTACTTTTGAGGAAGTATAAGAAAATTTCTATTCTGGTAGGTATTAGCTTTGTGGGGTGGATGTGACTTGCACACATCATGCGTAAACACATTCTATGGCTCGTTTCCGATTCCCCATAGACTTTCAGAGGGTTTGTAGTTTTCACTAGACTTACTCTCCCGTAAGATTTCAGTCCCCTGGCGGCGTCCTAACGCCGTTTCACCCCTTGCGATTATATCAAAACGTGAATGATGGGAAAGGTTGGACGCATCAAGTACGGATGGTGTATGAAGAACATATCAGTGTAAATGAATCTCGAATAATGCTATAATACCTATTATGTATAAACAAAGTAAAAATTCTGGAATGATAATTCTTCCCCCTTCAGAAGTGATGCCATCAGATGAAGCTAAGCAGAAGGCGCAGGAGTTAGCCAAAGTGCAAGAGCAGATACTAACTTTAAGTACATCGTTTCCTGACAAGTTCGAAGCGACTGATTTCTCTGCTGGTTCATTTTACTTCAGCCGTGATAAGATGCTTATATTTTTTCAACTAGTGCTAGTCCCTATCTTTTCTCAAAAAATCACGTCTGTCTCTCTCTCATACCACACGGATAATAAATCTCCTTATGAAGCCTATTTTCAGGGAGGCTGGTGCTTGTCATTATCCATATTTAGCGATAATGCATTGCATACAGCTTTTGCCCATTTTATAAAACAGCATCCGAACAAGGATTTTGCTAATACGTTTTATCTGTTTCAAGAGACGGGCAAGTTCGCAAAAGTGATACGGGTGAAAAAGGAATTTATGGTCGATAGAGGGCTTGTGCTGGATACGAAGCTGTCAAAAGATTATCTTTCAGAAATGACTAGGCTGGATTTTGACTATGCAGAAAGAGGACTCATGCTTTTAAAAGAAAGACTTGAGGAGAGTATACAGAGACAAAACGATTTTTAGAGTAACAAAAATATGAAAATAGGAAGACTGGTCTATAAGGACTTGCGCAGGGCAACCGCAAAAGCGGCAATCTTCCTATACTAAAGGGGACTATCTACAAAGATTCAGTTGTTAGTGCTAGTAGCGTCCATTTCCCTGGAGATTCCTGTTGCGTGACCTTTTTTCTCTACTGCCAGAACCGCCACCTGAGTGACCACCATAGCCGCCACCTGAATGGCTACCAGAGCCACCACCGGAGTTCTTGATAGCCTGTATCTGCTCTTCAACGGATTGGGCATTGTTCCATATGCCAGAGTTATATGCTTTAAGTTCAGCAATCGTTCTCGCCTGGGACTCCGTGACTTCACCTTCTTCCATAGCGTCAATATTCTCTCGGTTCTCATGATATTGCTTCATAAGACGTCTCTTTTCGTCTACCAACTCCTGAAAGCTAGCCATTTGTTACATCATCCTTTCTGTAGATGTGTAATACTTAGAACTGATTCAACAATAGACTTTGTACCGTAGCTCTTTAATTTTTTGCATGATAGGCAGTGATAAAAACAGCCTAGAAGTTTTATCTTGCATATCAGTAAAAAACGTCCCTTATGAGTCAACGAGCTACTCCATTTATCAAAATGGTTGGCAGAGTATAGCAAAAGAGGTAACATGAGTCAAATAGTGTCATTCAAGTTTGAATGACAAAATAACAGTAGGCATGATTTTAAATATTTATGGATAGATAAGGTGTGTTTTTTCTAGCTCCTCAATGGGCCGAAACGTGTGGTTGAGAAATGTATATGAGCCATCTGTCTCTGTGCCGCCGACATTTGCAAACTGAAAGCCTGCGCGATATTTCACAAGTAGCGTTTGATGGATGGCCCATACACTAGCAATCTTTGTATCTGGCGTGAAGATTGAGGCCACAAGGGCCGTAGTCCGAGCGGAAATATCAGACATTGCAGTAAAGCCTACAATTTTATTTGTTGTTACATCTGTGACGACAAATTTATCTATATCAGCGTCCGGGTAGATGGCGTGACTTGCATAGTACATCCCGGTTTCTTTGCCTGGGGTAGCTTTTGTATTTCCGTCTTTTAATACGAATACCTCTAAAACTGCCTCTTTATCTGCTGCCTGGTATGGTCGAAGTGTCACCGGGGGCTTTTTGTTCAACTGCCGCTTGAGCTGGTGATACTTCCGGCCTTTCGGGTGTTCAAGCATCTGCAGCTTTACAATTTGCTGGGGGTACGTCTGGTCGTCAAAACGAGCTGCAGCGCTCCAACGCTCGCCGGCCTGGTACTCCCTAAACCCGTAGGGGAGAAAGGCCGGTATATCCTGGGGGTTAATATTCTTGAATATTATTTGTGGAGCGTTGAGCGAGCGTTGCACCTGGCGGGCCGTTGCCGCTAGATATGACGGCTCGGCAAAAAATAGGGGGATAACAAGGCTAGGGTCTGCGGGTGATTTCCGGCCAAAGAAAATCAACGACCTGGCCGCGCTGTCGTATAGTTTAAACCCTCCGTAGCGTGTCGCCTGGATAATATACCCCCATGAGTCCTCATAATTTTTTGAGCCTGGCCGGAAGTAGTTAACGGTCTTTTGCAAGATTGCCTTATCTGTTGGAGAAATAGGCGTAAGAACAGCAGGGAAGCGGGTATCATTTGTTTGTTGCATATGGCGCGTAGGTTGTGGTTAGCCCTTCCCTTCGGCCTGAACAGGGGGGAGCGTCCGCCAAATATAATCAAAGAGGACTTTAAAATTGTTGTATAGGTCGGCGTCTCGATGCACAACGGCGCTAATGGTGTCTTTAAAGTGGATGATGGCGACGTTGTTATCATAGATTAAAATATCCTGTGCCGTTAATTGCATGTTTTTAGGGAAATATTTGTAAAAATACCGCTCCGGTGTTCCTGCACCTTCAAAGCGTTTTCTTGCTTCGGGGGAGTCTTCGACAATTTCAAACATCTGCATATCAGGGTTACGCCTGATAGCCGCGTCAAAAAGCTGCTTATTCTCTGGAAACACTTTTTCTATTTCTGTGATATTTACATATGACCGTAGCTCTGACGCCTGCAATGCTTCCTCATAGATTTTTTTGACTGCTGGCTGATGTGTGACATATTTAATTTCAACCTCTCGGCTGGTTTTTGCTTTTACCCCTGCTGCCAGGCTAGTAAGTGTAGAGAGCATAAGCGGTAAACTATCCGCAACTTCTCGGCTTCTTTTTTCTTTCTGCTGCACTAGGTAGGGGAGTATTTCCTGTGGTTGGTTGGCTTCAAAAAGTGTTTGTGTGCCGCTCTCAAGCTTGTTGATTAGTCCTTTTTCAATGAGGAGATTAAGGCCATTATATGCCGAGGTTCGCCGGACGCCCGAAGTCTTAGCCAGGTCGCGGGCATTAACCACGCCAGTTTTTAACAGGCTTATATATATTTTCGCTTCCTGCTCTGAGAGTCCCAAGCGCTCTAAGTATTCTGTTACATCGTGTTTCATCATTCAGATAGATTTAACAGCCTGATTATAGCACTTCTTTTACAGTAAATAAAGTTGATGATTTTTGACAACATCGTTATCCCATAGAGTATTATTTTAAGTTTGTCATTCAGTTTTGAATGACAATATTGACAACTCTGCAACGAAGTTCTACAATGCTCGTAGCAATATATTTTGCTCTATTTACACTATATGCCAGAAGAACAATTAAAGCTACTCTTTGATAGCACCCTGACAAAGCAGAACGCCCGCGCGCGGGGCTTACTTCACGTAACGGACTTAACGCTTAACGAAAAAACGAGAGAAATAGATGAGCCGATGAGGGGGGATGTTCTCCGTATGGTCAATGATGAGGGTTACAAGATTGGACAACCTGAAACGCCGGGTTTTCCGTTGATGCCCTACGGCTTGTATAAGCCACTAAAAAAACCTGCTCAATCACAAAAGAAGGTATGACAAAAAGTATTGAAGACTTGCATTTAGAGATAGTTGGAGACTTGCAAAAATGTTTTCTTGCCTATTTGCAAAAACTAGCCCCTACTGCAGATTTCAGCCATGAGCCGCCGGGCTGGGTCGTCTCGGTGCTTTTGCCTCTTCGTGTTAGCTTACGCCGCTCTCCTGGTAACAAGCTCATTTTAACGGTTGAGAAGAGGCAAATACTTTACTTATCATCCCAGCAAGCCCAAGTTATAAAAACCTACACCAAAGACAACCGCCTCACCAAAGCCACCGCGATAGTAAAAATACTCAAGCTCTCATTGCTTACCCATAAAAACCTACGAACAATCACAGCTCTAGAGCAGGCCGAATATGGTAAAAATGTTACAGCCTTCTTAGACATTAAATTGCTGGGTAAAATAAAGTGGGATGAAAAACACGCCGATAATACAGCAGCATAGCGAGAAGCAACCGGAAACAAAAAGTATCTATGAGGTATTTTTTGCTCTGCCAATTGATGACGGCCTAGCGCCTCATACTGCCTATAAGCAGGATTATGAATGGTGCGGGGATGTCGGGCCATACACACCGCCCGCAATGGTCGCGGCTGCGCTCCTGCTCGTCCAAGAGCACGCCGTTAAACTTGGCCGCTCGCGGGTGGGGGTCTTCGGACGAACAGAGAATGATAGGGGATTATATAAGCCAGTGGAGAAGTCAAAACCGTTTCTTTCTGGCCTGTTTGGGAAAAAGTAACCGCAAAACCGCACTTAACCCTATAGCTTACTGGTGCTTACAGCTTATAGTGGTGCTGGTGGGGAAAAGTCTCGCCTCAGATGTTTGAAAAATTGCCCTTGTCGTGTCGCATACTTTTTTATTGTGCGACATGGAGGCTAGAAAGTCCTGCTATGGGCCCATTTTTTAACTATGGGACGCCTGGCGCTTCTTGCTTCCCCATATGAAATAGAGCGGAGCAAAAAGAGCAATAAAAAAGGCTGTAGTTGCAAACAAAACATTTATTACTCCTTTTACGTTTGGAGTAGGATAATAACTCGTTTCTGAACCAAATCCATAAGCGGGTAACTGTTCCGGTTCTACTACCACAGGTGAAACTGTGGTTCGGTTCGTAAGTCTACAGTCTCCATTAGCGAGTATATGCCTGCATCCGTTTCTTTGAGCCAGTTCATAAGCTGAGTGAGGAGAAGACATAACCATTGACAGTCCCAAACCAACAAAGGCTAGCGTGAGTACATACCCGACGATAGCAATTGTTAAGATAATTTTCTGTGCTTTGCTCACTGCTGAGAATATTATATCATTCCTCCCCGGCCTAGCGCTTCATTAGTTTCTCTCGAAACTGCCAGTAGTTCTCCGCGCGCCTGGCGCTCACTTCTGCAAGCTGCTTTTTCCTGGCTCCTTTTTCTTCTGCCAGTCGTTAGCCTGGCCGGCGCGCTCCTGGTTCTGGTGTGGTGGGCCGTAGTTGGTCATGGAGTAGGAAAAGTATAGCACACTTGGGGGGCAACTCCCGGCGTACTGACAGTAGGGCAACGAGCCGAGCCAGGAGTTGTGCTTTTGTGCGGGCTATGCTGCTTTATTGTCTGCTGGGCTACGTTTCGGTTGGTACTTATCCGCGTAGTGCTCGTAGTTCTTAATGATTTCCTTGCACTCATCAGGGGTTAGTACGTCCTTTGCCAGAGTGATAACATGCTTTATATTCATCATGTTAGTTTTGCCGCTCCGGCGTACCTTCTCATATGCTAAAAATTTTGCTTTCGTGATTGCTTGGTGTTGGGTCATAAAGTAAGGAAATTATAGCACACCTGGCCGGGGCCGGGGTTTGGGAAAGTATCAGTAGTTAATTCTGGTAGCCAGTAGTAACGTCAAGAACGGCTCAACACAAAAATTTATTGCAAAAAGATACAAAACCGCAGAGGCAAATTTACATCACTGGCTGAAACAACGAGGTCTCAAAGCAGCAAGAAGTTAAACTTTCTTATTTTACCTTTTCGGTGCCTTAGTCAAAAATAGCCACGTTCCAAGTCGTTTGCTACGCACAATAAATGATAGGCGACAAAATGGAAAATTTGATTTTAATGAATATGCATGCGTCTTTAATTAATAGATATCAACACGCCTGAAAAGTGATATATCTACGATGCCAAGCAAAGTTTATTGCTCGATAGATAGGTATAATATTTATTATATGCCTTTACTTGATATAACATTTTAAAATAGGTTATACTGCTCTCTAGCAAACAGATGTAACAGAGGACAGGAGTAGCAGCATGGTTTCTAATACAGCTCCATCAAAAGGAGTTAAGATATTTTATTGCTATGCTCAAGAAGATAGGAAAGACCGCAACGATTTAGCTCGTCATTTGAGTACATTGCGGTGGAAAGGGCTTATTAAAGAAGCACACGACCTTGATATAAGTCCAGGTCAAGAGAGGGAAAAAGAGAGCATAAAACTGTTAGACGATGCTGATATTATTTTGCTTCTGATTACAAAAGATTTCGTGGATTCATATTATACTTATGAAGTCCAAATGAGGCGAGCGATTGAAAGGCATGAAGCTGGGTCTGCACGTGTTATTCCCATTCTTCTTCGACCTGTTTTTTTGAAAGATACCCCCTTTAGTGAGCTTCAAGCGCTCCCAACCAACACGAAACCAGTTAGTCTGTGGGTCAATCGGGATCAAGCTTATACAGATATTTGTAAGAGTATTAGCAAGGTCGTTGATGAGCTTATTGCACATACTGAGCAAAGTCAATCGAAGCAATCTATATCAAAACCTTCTGCTGAAGTGAGTGAGAGATTATTGACTGCGCAGTCTGGCAGTATTAACTCTACGTTAGTAGCTGACTACAATACATTTAGTCAATCGTCTCAAAACCCTACTGTTGCAACGCAACAACATCTGCAAGAAACTGTCAATAATACATCTTCCCCGCAGAAGCTTCTAAATGAAGAAGAGAGCGATAACTGGTTGCATCTCAGATGGTTAATTTTCGGAAGCGCAGTTGCAACTTCTTTAGTGTATATAGTGGGACTCGCTTTCCATATGACAGCAATTATCGCGTTGTGCCTTATTCCTGGGGCTATTTGCCTTATTCTGGGGGTAGTTGAAACCAGTCATTTTAAACAGTGGTATTGGTTGGTAGGCTTCTTAATAATTAGTCCGTTAATAGGTTCATTGTATGCAATAGTGTGTCCTGATACACAACCGCAACGACCAATCAACGTGAAACAATTGATAATAATAGTGTCGTTTTTAGGGTATGCCTTTTTTGTTGTCACACTTATCTTCAGTAGTTCATTCCAGGTTCTTGCTGATATAACACTGTATATAAGTATAACATTAATTCTTTCTGCTTGGTTAATCAGGCTTATTCATCTCGTTCGATTAAAGAGGCTCAGCGGTGAAGATGTAGGGGCTTTCTTTTTTCCGTTAGCTATTCCATTTGTAGCGTTGATGGGTCTCTCTAGCTTAGACAGTCAATTAAATGAATTGAAACGTGAGCAGAATGAATAATGAATTTATTAATTTTATGATATAGACATTTTCTCAGTGCAACAGATGTAATGGGAGGGAACAACACTGATGGATGCGATACAAGATAGCAACAAGCCGATTACCATTTTCTATTCTTACGCTTACGAAGATAAATCACTGCGAGATAAGCTAGCTAAGCATCTAACACTCCTGAAAAGACAAGGACTCATATCTGATTGGAGTGACCAGAACGTAAGACCAGGGCAGGAAAGAAGAAAAGAAATCAACAAAAATCTGCTGAGTGCTGATATTATTCTCCTGTTAGTCAGTGCCAATTTTCTGGCGACAAACTATTGTGAGAGCCAAGAAGTTGATATTGCCATGCAAAGACATGAGGCTGGAGAAGCATGGGTTATTCCTATCCTTGTTCGCTCTGTTGATTGGGAAACATCTTCCATTGGTAAGCTTCAGGCACTCCCTTATAGCCTAAAGCCTGTTGCTAACTGGAATAACAGAGATAGTGCATTTACAGAGATAAGTAAAAACATTAGAAGTTTGGTGATGGATTTACAAGCTACAAGAAACAATGCTGAAGAAAAAGGCATAGGGGAAGATGCACAAACTTTAGCAGAGCAAAGAACAATTAACCATCAAAGAAATAAAAAAAGAGACCTCTACAAAACAATAGCTAAGTCAAATGATTATACATTGGGGGAAAAGCTCCAACATAAAGTAGGAGTCTTTAGAAAAACTTTTTCCGTTAGAGCTGTAAATAAACGAAGCAAGGGATTTTCCCTTTTACTTCTGTTCTTATTTAGTATATTTGACTTATTAGTATTGCCTGTTTTCTTATTCCAATACACAAGGAACACAGCAATAGCAATAACAACTTTTCTTTTATCACTCTTGCTGTTTAGCATGGGGATAACGAATAAAAACAATATCGTCGCTGCTGCAATAACCTTTGTCTATTGTGTCGTATGGACTATCCTTGGCTATTTATATCTGAGCCCTGCGTATCATCTCCACGTCACCTTTCTTGGTGCTCTTCTGATATGTGTCCTTTTTTCCTGTCTCCAGTTAGTATTATTTCACAGCAAAGGCTATCGGAGACGATGGCTACCAATCTTTCCTAAAGTTTAGGTTTTCCAGGGATAGATTGCATCGCATAATATGAAAGTATGCGACGTGGTGGCTAAAGGAAATGGCTATAATCCTAACTTATAACTTATGGGGCTAGGCTGTTGGCCTCTTTAAATAACTACTTTGATATACATTTGAGTCTCGAAATAAATAATAATTTACATATCTTTCTGTTAAATCTTCTAAGGCTGTTACTTCCTTTTCTCCAGGAATTTTTACATGTATTCTGATATTTGGGTCTCCCCGATGGAGTAATCCGTTTCTAATACCATTAAATTTAATAAACGCTTTTATATCTCTCTCATATCCTGACATCTTTGCCCGTTCCGCAAACTGAGTAAACCTGTCTCTCAATGATGGCCTTTGGTTTTTGACTAGCCTGTTGAGTAAGTTCTTAAGCTCGTTCTTTTCGTTTTCATCTCCATCAGATGCAGCAATGATGCTGTAAAGTTTTTCAGCTTGCCTTTGTTGCTCTTCTGGCATATTTCCCTCTACTCCTTCAAGTATCATTTCAATGGGAATAAAAAGAGCGTTGAACTTGGAAATAATATCTTGCTCTTTCCATGCACGAATGAGCCATCCTAAAATCTGGCTAGCTTTTTCAGCTTCTTCCATTGGAATCTTTCCAATCGCAGGAAAAAATTGGTTAATAATTGTTCTTCCTGTGTCGTTTAGCTGGACAGACTCAAGCATTTGAATAGCACTACCAGCAAAGTTTGTCACTCGTTTTTCTCCGTGGAAAGCCACAGGACCATCGTTTAATTCCCTCATAATAAATTGCGGGTGGAACCGTAGACCAAGTATTCCACTCAACAAATCGAGAATAATTTTATACTCTTCTGCATGTGTTTCTGCTCTTTTCATAAGTTCCTGGCTTGCTGTTGAGTCGTCGAGATAAAATGCGTCAAAGAGTTCATCCGTAACTTCTTCTGCCTGTGAGCAAATAATTTCCGCAAAAAAGTTTCGGGGATGTGGTGACTCAGAAGCATTGGCGTGATAGGAATAAGTCCCTATTTTTATCTGTTGACCTGGGATTGCATAGGGTTCATGGTCTGTTTCTGTCCATATTCCCAGTTTAGGTTTGTTACCTAAGTATATTTCTACTTGAAAAGTGTCTCCAAAGGGAAATGATAAATGTAGGGGTTCCTGAGTTGCGAGAGAGCATCCCATTGAGTCATAAAGCCGACGATAACCAATATTGATTGTTTTCATAGCAATTTAACCTCGTTGTTCCTGAGCTTAATTTTGTTCAGAACATAGTAGTAGTTTTGCTTGAGAAAAGCAAATCTCTAGCTTGGTTGCAATGTCGTACAAGGGTGCTTGGTAGACGCTAAGGTTAAAGGTTGAAATCATTTAATCTCCCCATCTATGCAAGCAGTCTTCATACCATTGATTAACTAACTCTTCGTCTTGTTTTAGCTCATCATTATATTTCTTGTTTAAAATTGCCATATCTCTAGCTTTTACTGTCTCATCTCCCATTGATAAATTATTTTGGTTATATGTGGTCAACTCTTTTATTTGTTGGGTTGCTAAATCATCCAGCAAGCGTCTGCTTTGTGTATCTTTATAGTTTTCACAGTACATACGAACAACTGGAGGTCTAATAAAAATAAACAAAATTAAAATAGATGCAACTGTGATTAAAAGACCCTTTAACGTTGTACTCATTGCTCGGATATTATAGCAAACCAACAGTAAGTGTTAAGTTCTCTAGGGTAGGCCGATTATATCACGCCTGGTGCTTTCTGCTTCCCTGGTAGCTAGTTCCCATACTGACCTTTACATGCTACTAAGGCTCTTGTCTCATCAATCATTTGTTGGTATCGCTGGGCTTGTTCTGTTACTTGTGGAGTAACTTGATATTGCTGCTTTACCTTTGCAATGCAGTCTGACAACTGTGCGCTATTAGTGGCGGCTGCTACAGATGGTGTTAGAATCTGGTGGCTTGTGGGCGTTATCGTACTCGTAGGCACGATAGTAGGTGAAAGAGTAAGTACTACTTGCTTAGGCTGTTTCTTCGCCTCTGCCTTTCTCTGCTCCTGTTTGGGAAGGAAAACGACAAAGTAGTAAAAAACACTTATCCCTATGAGCAGTACAGCTACTATAAAAGCGAGAAGAGAAGCTATTTTTAAAAACCTCATTGTCGGGCTTATTATAGCAGAAGAATACGCGGGCTCAAAGCATCGTACAAGGGTGCCTAGTCGGCATGGAGGTTAAAAAGATGGGTTGTTAATTTTTCGTTGGGTCGTGGGTTCCTGCTCGCTCCTCAAGATTTTCAAGGCGTGCTTTTGTAGCAAGATAGTTTTTATTTACCTTTGCTTCTAAATCAAGGATATTGGTTTTTGCCTCTGCTCGTGCGGCTAAAACTTCTGTCCTTAATTCCTCTTTGGCGTCATTGATTGCACCTTTAAGAAATGTCTCTGTTGTTTTCGCTCTGGCATCAATAAGAGGACTCATGGTTTCAACAATAGCTTGTAAATCTTCTTTTGTTAGCATATCAGAATTATTCTATCAATAGCATTATTTACTTTCAAGCTGCTGTTTCTGAGAGAACCTTTTATAAATCTCTCTTCTCCTGGCTCTAACTTCCTCAAGGACTTTCTTTCGCTCCTCTCTGTTCTTGAGCGTGGGGTTTGGTGCTGGCTCTGGTTTAGGTTTACCGTATGCAGTCATAGGTAAGTAGATTGATAGTAGTTCTGTCGGTGTTTGCTGTCAAGGTGGGAACCTGGCGAAGCCTCTTTCCGCGTAGCGGCTCTCACAAAAATTGAATGTCCGTTCTAACTTGTGGCAACAAAAAAACGGTAAGGGTAACGTTCTACCCTTACCGCTCCTTTTCTTCATCCAATTTCTTGCATATACCCAAATCAGCTAACAAAAACCTTGAAATCAGCTAACACTTTGAGTATACTGTACTGTAGAAACATCGGTTGTGTATGATGGGTGGATAGATTGAATGGAAGTAGCCGATGAAACAGCAAGATTTTCCCGTTCCTTTCTCCGGCGAGCTACAAACTGAAGAGCAAACAGCATATCTTTATCAACAATGTCTGTCGTTTGAAAATGTGCTTCTTGTCCCGATTCGTGATTTCAAGCAGCAAACGCGTGTGCGCCTGGGAGCCTTTGGCAGCTTGCCAATCGTGGCCGAAGACACAGCCTACACCGCCGTTACCCTGACCGATAGTGCCGCCACCTATGTCCCGCAGAAGCGCGGCAACCTCGTGACGGTCAGCCGCGAAACCATCATCAACGACGATCTGCAGGCCATCAAACAGATCCCGACCAAACTGGCTGTGGCGGCGGCCTATACTCTGGCCGAGTTCGTTTATGGCTTCCTTTCCGGCAATCCCGTCATCTACGACGGCAGCACGCTCTTTACCACAGGCGCGCCTCACAACAACCTGGGCTCATCGAATCTCAGCACCACGGCCATGCAGAGCGGCATCACCGCCATGCGCGAACAGACCAACTTTGCAGGCAAGCGCCTGGGACTGCGCCCGCGCTTCCTGGTCGTCCCGCCGGAACTGGAATGGACCTCCATGGTCGTCACCAAATCGGCGGGCGTTCCCGGCTCCAACAACAACGACATCAACCCCATGCTCGGCTACGTCCAGCCCATCGTCTCGCCCCAACTGACCAGCCCTACGCAATGGTTCCTGGTTGGCGATCCTCGTGAGATCGACACTATAGAGGTTGGCTTTGTAGGAGGGCAGGTGCATCCTATACTACTTGTGCAAGATAGCGCTTTGATCGGGCTGAATTTCACTCAGGATATAATCTCTTATAAGTGTAGGCATGAATACGGAGCTTGTGTAACAGATTATCGTGGATTGTACCGAGGAGTTTAGGCGTTATGAGTAGAAAAGGACAAGATATTACAGAGATAAAGGTGATAGAAAAAAGACAACATATCATTTACGATATGTTGCCAGAAGGTCAAGATAGAGGGGGCTGCATAGCTTGCTGTTGTTCAGCTTTGCGCTTCTCCAGGTTCGCTCTTCGGGTGGCCATGCGTTTTGCAACAACCTCGCTGTTATTACTTGATTGTATAAAAAATTGCTGCCCACCATTTTGTGGAAAGAGATGGGATCATACAACCACCAGAAACCCAAGTCTGAAAGTGAAGTCGTTGTGGTAGGCAGCGAAAACATCATAGCGGTTTTCAATACGGGATTCAATAACGCACAAGAAATTTTGTTGGTGAATTGGTTTAGTAAGGGAGTCCCTGCGCTTGTGAGCCAGGGCAATCTGTAGGGCTGCAACCTTTGAGGTTGCCCGCGGCCCTGCGGCTTCACTGTTTGCAAATTCACGACCGTTGGAAAAAAAGCTGCCCACTAGTAGTGGAAAGTGATGGTGATCGTGGCAAGCCAAACCCCAGATCGAAACGTGGTTACGGAGGTGGGCAGCGAGAACATCATAGAGGATTGCAATATGATATTCAATAACGCACAAGAAATTTAGTCTGAAAAGTCAGTTCGTTGGTAAGTGGGAGGCAATGATGACCAGCTTTACAAATGCGGATGGTAGTGGCCTGGTTGGTGGCTTGAACCCGGCTAGCATAGGTCAGGCGCTGCGCCTGGATACCAGCGGCAATCTGCTGGTAATGGCCTGGAACCAGGCCATGAACGCCAATGGTAGCGCCTTCATGGCCTCCAATGGACTGCTCAATTCCGTGGCAGGCAATTATCCTCTGGCGGTCTTCAATCCAGCCACCAGCGGGAAAAATGTGCTGATCTACTCCATCAGGGTCTCGACGGGCACGGGCTCAAGCAACGGTTTTTTGCAAGTTGTAACTACCAATCCAGCTTATGGCTCGGCGGCTACTGTCACCAATAAACGCCTGGGAGGTGCTGCTTCGGCCATCGCCGCAAACTGCACATTCGCCAGCACCTCGCAGACGTTGAACCCGCCATTCGTCAGAGTCGAACTGCTCACCACCTATCCGGCGGATCTGCTGAGCAACGGCAGCACCATTATGTTACCCAATGGCAGCGCTAACGGCCTCATTGCCTGGGTCACGACCTTTAACGGCGGCTACAGCAGCATCACTATGGAATGGATCGAATACTAGTACCACCTCCGCAGGGACCGCTTGATCGTGTCCGTGGAGCGGTTTGTAATATGGGATCGACTGACATGATCAAGTGGTCTCTGCGGATTGAGGGAAAATTTAGTATCAGAGATTTATCGGTTCCATCGAAAGGACAAGATAATGCAAGATATGCTTGAGCTGGTTTACGGACGCTACAATGGCGGGCAAGTCGCCCCCATCGGTAGCTACCTGAATCCTCGTACCCTGGCCATCGTACAACTCACTGCCGACGGCACGCTACCGCCGGATGGCACCTTTGTACGCGTAGACCCATCTGGAACCCAGACCTTCGCCAATATCGCGGCGGCCCTCAATGCGCTGCTGGGTACCAGCTATACTGCAGGCAGCTTCCACAGCGGCACCGGCTCGGACAATATCAGCAATCCCGGTCAGGGCAGCGACGACGCCTAGTGGCTCATGAGAAATACCTGCAGGAACTGGTTGATCGTGCCTGTGGGAAAATAGCCGCAGGAGCCGTTTGATCGTATCTGTGAGACCGTACAACAAACCAGACGGAGGACATGATCAAGTGGTCCCTGCGGAGGTTGCATATCAAAATGGGGAAGAGCAAGCCATGACCACTATTCATCACAGTGCCAGACGTGGACATAGCCGTCAGACCAGCCCGCGCGAGACTATCAAACGCGGCATCCTGACCGCTTTCAATCCATCGACCTATACGGCTAACGTCTTGATCATGGAGGCCACCAGCGCCTATTTACAGGGGGTGCCTGTGGCCTGTCATCTGGATGGCACAAGCGCTCAGGTAAACGCATTGTGCGCGGTACTGTTCTTCGATGAGCAGAACTACACAGATGCTGTGGTGCTGGCTGTCTATCCAAACGGCTCGCAAGGGATTCCCAGCCCGGCACCGGGTCGGGTCGTCTTTGTCACTGGCTACCAGCAGATCAGCGGAGCCATGATCAACAGTGGCACAACCAGCACCTTCACTATCTGGGGGAACGGTAATATTCCGTCTGGCGCGCTGGGCATCATCTTTTCCGTCAATTTCACCAGTCCCAGCGCCGGTAGCTACATCCAGATCGGGCCACACGGGGCCAGTCTGGGCAACTACCTGGCTCTTGGCAATCTGCCCACCGCTAATAGCTTTCTCAACACTAACGGCATCGTGCAACTCGATAGCAGTGGCAAAATCGATATCAGAGCCAACAGCGGCAACTGCACTGTTAGCCTCTATACACAGGGGTACATACAGTAAACTTAAAAATATTATAATGCTCGTTATATAAGTACCATCATTTATAGCGTCCTATTCTATTGATCCAGAAATCGGTTGGGTTGGTGTATCTTGGATGAATCAGGTTAAATGGGACGCTATAAATGATGGTACCTACAAAGCGAGCATAATTAACGATTTGTTAGCTAAAATTAATTAACGTAATTTGCAAAATAAATATTGTTATCGGTATTTGTGTTATTAAATAAGTAAAGGAGCACATGCTATGAACAAACCTGTTAACAGTCAGCACAACATAGATGAGCACGCCAATCAACAGTGTCAACTCATCGAGCGTACTCTCAGTGTATTATTAGAGGGCATCTCTGTAGAGGAACTGACTACCAGCCAGCGTCTTAACTTCGCTACTAAAATGTTGTTGCCGTATGTGCGCCTGCTAGCACTACAGTATAGTATGCAGCGTGCGCAGCAGCCTGCTACAGAAGAAGCTTTTTTTGCCGAATTACGCCAGCAATTGCGTCTCAGTTTGGAGGAAGTGACAGTTGATGCTCCGCCTTCTAATCATATTGAGGAATGAAATGGATGTTGCGCAGTGACCGCTGCAGCGCGTCCGCCAGGGCTTATCACCCACGTATCCAACGAAAGGCAGCCCCACTAGCTAAACGTACGCGTACGCGCCAGGCGGCTCGCAGTATGGATAGCAAAACCCGGACACGCTGTAGCGGTCACTGCACAGCAACGTGCCAACCAGCGCAGGACTAATTTAGAAGCTCTTTATTAAAAGAGAGAGTGGAGGGCGGTGGATAGTGAGAAGCATTTCGAGTACGCTAACCAGCGCTATCGGCGCACAGACGCGCCGCCCCTACGTGACGCTATCGGCGCAAGATCATATCAACCATTTGCAGCAAAACCTGACGTTGAACACGAGTGATCAACAAAATGCGGCCTGTGTGGCTAATGATGGCAGTATTATTCGCGTCAGCCTGACGCGCGATCCTAGCGGCTTACAGACCTTCAATCAGGCGTTTCAATGGCAGCGCATTACCGATCCGACCAGCATCGCACAGTGGCAGAGCTGGACTAGCTTCGGCGGCGCGTCGAATGGCATGGCGCAGGATAGCGGTTGCGCCGTCTCTAACTCTAACGGCGTGCTGCGCGCCTTCGCTCAGCAAGGCACTGGCGGCAACGCTATCCGCGTCTGGACCAGCACTGACAATGGGCAGACGTGGAGCAGCTCTCCGGCAACGGTGCTCTCTCCGCCGAGCAGCGCGCTGGCCAAAGGCATCGCCAGCGCTGGCAATAACGATGTCTTCTTTCTGTATGATGTGACAGGTGGCGATGCCATCGGCTGTGCGTTCTATAGCGGCGGCTCCTGGGGCGCATTGCATACCTGGACCTTGCCCACGCTCAGCTACCTTGGCAATACCAGCGGGCTGGCTGTCGTCTGGAATGCTACCAGTTCGCTCTATACCATTGTCTATTCAGATTTCTACGCCCTGCATAGCTGCACTGCCAGTAGCAATGGCGCAACCTGGACTACCCTGCCCGATATTGCTCCCGCCACCAATCAGAATATTCTGCGCCTGGCTCCGCAAATAGCCTTTTTTGACGGCCTCTACCAGCTCATCTGCATTGAGAACGACAATGGCACTTATACAGGGACGGTTTATCGCTATCCTCGCGTGCGCCAGAGCGCGGACCTGCTGCACTGGTCCAGCGGCTTCATTTTGCACGATATGAACGCCTATTATGGTGCGTGCTATCTCAAAACAACTCCCCCGGGTAGCACACAGGCGCGCTACGTTGCCGCTACTATGACACAGGTTGAGCTGGGATTAGTCTATCAGCAGAGCAATGCATCGCAGTACATTGACCTTTCAAACTCGATCCTGCAATACAAGCGTACCGATGAGATCGGCAAGCCTTCAACGCTCACGGTCGTGCTCGATAATACCGGGGGCCGTTTGCTGTCTGCCGTCGCTAACTATGGCCTGACTTATGCTCCGCTCGGCATCAATACGACGCTGCAACTCGGCGAGGGCTATTGCACCGGGGCTCCGCCAACTACGCCAGAAGCGGTGACGGTGGCAAAGTATCGCGTCAAGCAGCTCGTTTTCGAGCGTGCTCCTGGCTGTAATCAGCTTACGATTGTGGCCGAGGACTTGACGCGCCTGCTCGATCAGGCTAACCGCTACCAGGTTACCTATACCAATCAAACGCTCTCCTGGATGCTCGCTGAAATCTGCGCCAGGGCGGGCCTGTTTAGTCTGTCTCTGCCCACAACTGCACAGATGAGCACCAATATCATCACCTTCGTGCTGCACGCAGGCCAGCTCTACCGACAGGCTCTGGACGCGTTATGCCGCGTCGGTTGGTTGGAATACTTTCTCGATCAGAACGAGACGCTGCAATTCCGCGAACTGTCGAGTACGGACAGCAGCGTGTGGAGCTATGCGCCGGAGATCGAGACGCTGTCCATTGGCAGCGACGACATTCGCGCCAATCACGTTATCGTCACCGGCAAGCCTCCAACCAGCAGCTATATCGGGGCCATTACCAACGGCGAAGCCTATGATGATACCCATATGCACGTCACCGGCCTGGAACGCGTCATCACTACCAGCGATCCCAAACTCATCACCGCTGCCTTGTGCGCCAGCAAAGCTGCCTTCATCCTGGGTCAGGAGCAGCGCGATCAGGTGGCTCACACTGTCACCGTCCCTCACAATCCCGTCCTGCAATTGCTTGATCCAGTCCAGCTTACTGACCTGGCCGTTCCCCTTGGCACTGGCCTGAGCACAACTGCTCGCATCTACAAAGACGAAGTTCACTATCAACCGGAAAAAGGTCTGTATGATATGACGCTTTACCTGGAGGGAATGTAAACCATGCTTTTAACCGACATTGAAACGATGGTCCGCCAGGACCTCTTCGACACAGCCGCAACCCGCTGGGCCAACAGCGATATCGACCGCGCCATTGACAAGGCCGTGGACCGCTATAGCCAGTATTATCCGAATATCACCTTCACAGACATGCAGATGCAGGCCTATCAGCGCACTTACCCCTATCCGCAATCGTGGAATAGCAACTATCCTGTCCTGTGGATCGAAAAGATCCTCTATCCCTTGCAGGTCTACGGCAGCCAGTATGCTCCTCCCGGCAATGTACCAACCGCCAGCGCCATCGCCGGTACGGGTCTGAGCGTGCAAACGTACAGCTACCAGGTCACTTTTCTCACGCAGGGCGGTGAAACTCCGCCTGGTCCGGCTGTCAGCGTAACGACAACCAGCGGAAACCAGCAGGTGCGGATCACAAATATCCCGATCGCGCCAGCTCAACCGCTCATGCCAGGCGTGGCCACCAACAACGTCATCGGACGCAACATCTACCGGACGCAGGGTGGCGGCTCAACCTTCTACCTGCTCACCACCTTACAGGATAACATCACCGCTACCTACATTGATAACACAGCGGACAGCAGCTTGCTTGGCATGCCCCAGCCGCCCGTGCTCAATACCAGCGGCGTCATGGTCTGGCCTCCTTACGAACGCACCTTTTCAGAATATTCCAACATGTACGACTCTAACACCGCCCTGGCGGCAGGCGGCAATATGGGCCTGATGGGGGCCATCGGCGACAGCAAAGGTCCAACCGGTACACAGTCTCCTAGTTTTACGCTCAATATCGGCCCGACCGAACTACCTAAAGACAACACGCTGCTCATGCGCGTGTTCTACGCTACCAAACAGCAGCTCGACACCTCCGGCAGCACCATCCCGGAGGTTCATCGTGACATCATCGTGCTCGGAGCAGTGGCCTACTGCCTGGAAGCCTACCAGGTGCCAACCAACGACAATTTTGAATTCCAGGATGGTGGCCTGCGCGACCACGTCGATGATACCCATATCCCGACATCCTGGCTGGCCACTGCGCAATACAAAATGCAGCAATTCGAGGCCCGCCTGACCGAAATCAAACAGCAACGCGATTTTGCCAGTTCTGCCCGCAGCCACTGGGGCGATATTCCCTTACGCTGGACCCGTCTATAGTCACAAAAACCAGTTATAACAAAACATATAGAGGCAAAACATGTATATGAAACATGTAGGGACCATTATTTATAGCGTCCGATTCATCCGATTCATTCATTAACAACAGAAGTGAAATGTGTAGAAGCAACTATTTATAGCGTCCAATTCATCCGATTCATCCATTAACAAAACAAATGTGCAAGGTAAATAATACCAGAACTATGAAGAAAAGCGGAGGTACAAACCATGCAAGACATCTACAGCACACTAAGCATCCTCAACATGATTCTCACCATCGCCGGAATCATCGGCGGCTACCTGGCCTTCAAAAACGGCCTCAATCGTAGAGCCAGCGAACTCCAGGAGCACGCTATCAATGCCATGGAACAGGAAATTGCCGTGCTGCGTTCCCGCTTGGAAGACCTGGAGGTCGAGAATAAACGGCTTGAACAGGTGATTTATACACTTTGCGAAGCCTTAAAAAAACGCGGCCTGGTCGTGACCATTGAAGGAAACATAGTCACCGTCAGCGATGGGCACGATACGCAGTCTGTACGCATCCAGGGAGCTTGAGCATTATGCCAACCATCGGTGTCGATTGCGAAATTATCCTCGACGGTACGGGTTACTTTATTAAACCCGGCTCATACCTGGTCAAACAGCCGCGCATCAGGCATGCCATCTACCGGGCTGATGGTTCGCTGGCCTACATAGACCTGGGACCCGGCAAACGCACCTGGTCGATGATCATCCTGGCCCGCAACGAACTGCTCAGGTACGATGGTACGCCGAGCGGCAGCAGCGGACAACAATATCGCGATGCGCTGCGCACCAGCTACACCACTACCATCGGCGCAACCATCAACTTTACCGACCCCTTAAACGGCACGCCCATTGCTGTCCACTTCGACTCCTATGAAGAGCGTATTATCGACCTGCACAGCCAGATTATCAGCCTATCCAGCGGCGGCAGCCCCGCCGCCTCCTACGAAATTAGCATCGAACTATTGGAAGCCTGA